TTTTGAGATTTCCTCGATATTCATGTCGAACGAGTCTGGGCATGCATAACGATTCTTCGCAATATACGCTGGGTTCTCAACTACGTGTAGCAGTCGCTCACCTGTCGTAATTCCACGGTTTACAGTGTTATTGAAGCCAACATCAGATTTCTTGACAATTACTTTGAAACCTGCGTAAGCAATCACATCACACCATTCTTGCAATAGAGCATTACAACGATTCGGCAACTTAGGCGAGAATCGGTCATACGGCTCAGTCAGAGGGTTTTCATAACGAACTACGTTAGCATGCGCGAGCAGAACAATGTTCATACCACGCTTGCGGCGTAACGCGTCAAGACCCTGAAGTATCTCTCTGAACGCTTCAGCAACGAACACTTGACCTTTGCCGTAGCCTAGATCTTTCGCGTCGTGAGAGCCTTCAATATCCTTCACAATCAGCGGTTCAACAAGCCAGTCCACTGAGTCGATTACGAGCGTCTTGAATTGATGCTCTTCTTTCAACAGGTTCTTGATAGCCTCAACTACGTCATTGATTTCAACGGCGCGAGGGAATGACGTTACGTCTAATGAATCCAAGCCGTCTTCAGTATTGATGAAGATAGGGTCAGGGAATTGAGAAGCGATTGTGGATTTACCGATACCGTGGTTCCCATAAATGCAAACTCGGGGTGGTAACTCCTGCTTGCCGACGACAAGCGATTTTATAAAGCTCATAGTATTTCCTTTATTAAAAGTTCAATGCAATTTCATTGTAACGAAATGTCCGTGAATCAAATTGAAGTAATCTCAATTCTTCTCCTGGACGATTCTGAGCGAGAACACCTACACATATTGCTGCTAACTTCGGATCCCCAATCAAACACAAACAGTCGTTGTCATGAAAATCTTTTAAAACATCTCTAGCGTATTCTACGAGGTCAACATTGTCAATGTTCACATCAGTAAAAACATGCTCGATTGTTCCAAACCTTAGTGCATCTTTGATAGTCTTGTTAAGAGAGTTATCAACGACCCATACGACGGATTGATCGTCTCCCATGTACACTCCTTCCTTTTCATTTGTAATGCTGAATTCAAGTTGTATATGTTTATTCAAATTATTTCCTTTATAAATACTTGCTTGCGCCAATATCCTTGACAGTTTTTATTATAGCTTGAAAATACCAATCAAAGTTCAAATCCGCAGGAATATTTTTTGGTAAAGTCATGCACGCCTTTGCACCATCAGTCTTGGCAACTTTGTTTCCGTTTGACGCATATACAATCGGAGGCAATTGTTCCGTGGTTTGATACCAGCGCACAACTCTACCAAGATACTGATCGTCCTGAACACCGCCTCCAGTAACATTCCTAACGCTGATGAAATCAGTTAGTGTAGCGTTTTTAAGAGTGTCCTCAAATGGTGTTCCTTCAGAAAGCCAATTAGCTACCGCCTTAGATACAACAGGTGCAGTTGGGTTCTTGCTGAGAGTTGGTTCGCTGTAAATGCCTTTTATTTTAACACTACGATCTCCTTTCACTGCGTAATAATTATTAACGTCTTTCAACGCGACACACCGATATGGTGTTGCTTCAAAAATAAATCCTGTCTTCTCACTGAACTGCTTAATTATGTTTTCGACTACCGCTTGCCCTTTCTTCCTGTAGTAGAGCATGATTCCGTCCGTGTTCGCGGATATGACTTCAATCCTGTGGTATTCAAGAATCTCAATCAAACTTAGCAGAGTTAGCTGCCCGATCAAAGTAATGTTTATCATTACGTCCGGAGAGTAAAGAGGCGAAAACTTATTCGCGGTCTTGCCGAATGTTCCGTTTAGCGCGATACGTAACGAGTCAGCGATGACCATATTCTTTGCACGCTTTCCCTCCAGCCTTCTGTGAAAAACCTTACGATATTCCTCAATGAACTTTATACCTGTATTCATAGGGATCAGATTGCAGTTCAACATGATCGCAGGATAGTACGAAGCCACATCATAATCAACTACGCAAAAGTCATCATCAGAAACATGGCAAATCTTCCTGTCGTGCTGAGAATGTAAACCGCCCACGCCCATCTGATAAACACCCTTTCCAATCGTAACGAGATCGTCCTTCAAGAAGTCTGGCAAATCAACGTGACCACTTTCCTTTACGTCAAAGTTATGCGCTGCTATACGTTGCTCAAGGTCTTTCAGGGCTGGTGTTCTGAACTCAATAAATGGTGGAGTTACGTATTTAACGAACTTAGGTATGACTGGCTCTTTCTTCTTCAAATTAAGCTTTTTCATGAACATATATTCCGCTACTTGTGAGTCCGACTTAGACCGTGCATCAAACCCATACTCCTTACTGATCTCAACACGAAGCTGCAGTTGCCCCTGAAGCCTGTTATATAACTCAGCGGTCGTGTCTAAGTCATTGTGGCAATATTTCAAGACATCATCAAAGTCATCTTCGGCAATGATAGAGTCGTGATGAAATGGTAAATCTTGAATCACAGGCATGTTCATACGCGCACCATATGTTTTCAAACTAACAAAGCTGGGCGCGACCTCAATGATATCAATATGGTCAATCATCGGGATTCTGAAGCCGTATTCCTTTTCCGCTTGCCACGGCATCAGGTTTTCCTGAATGATTTTGTCACCCAACGCCTTCGTCTCCAACGTAGTTTTACCTGTCATGAAATATGAAATGACAGGCATGTCATAGCGATTGCCGTTAAAGGTAACGAAGGTATTATTTGACTTCATCAGTTCTTTTAATCGTTCGCAAGCATCTTCCTGATGACCCCAGATATGAAAGCGGTCACCAGTCTCAAGAATCAATCCGCAGAGCAGAAACAGATTCTTGAATACTTCGGTATCGATTACGATTGTTTTCATTGATTCACGTAAGCAGGACTTGCATCTTCGCCAGCGTTTTCACTAGCGTTGTGAACTTCAATATACTTTTCAAGAAAGTGCTGCGCTTTCAATAGGTCAGTCATTCCGTTCTTTTTCTTCCAGCGGGTGACGTACTTAGTAATCTGAGCCTGAAAGTAATCAAGATCATTTGCCACTACGTAGTCCCAATGTTCTATTGTTGATTTGTAATGACTACCTGCTACTTGTCGTTTGTTCGCGCTCATTTTGATTCCCTTCTCATGATCCACTGTTGAACTGCTGTTTTCCAATCAGACGCCATAATCTGATTCGCGTATACTTTACCGTCGCTAATCTTGTTCTTGCGGTCGTAGCTTACATACGCCATAGGGCGCGCAACATGCCTGAAAAACTCGTGCTTATAGTCGTAGTACGCTAGCGGTGCTTCGCAGAACACTTCACACTCTTCTAAGAAAGACTCCCAGTCATCGTAATAAAGATCCATAGGCTGGACAGCACCAGTAGAATAGTAATCAAAGTCTTCGCTTGATGTAGGTGGTTGAAGCATCAAAGGTAGCGCGTTGTATAGCTTTGTGTAAAGATGAAGATTATTTGATACGGTGTAATACATGCCGACTGGAATGCCTAGGGCAATCGCAATGAACTCCTGAATAATAGAAAAGTGAACTGGGTTAGCCCCGCAGTATCCCCACCAGAAGTCGTTTGATCGGTTTGTGATCATCATATCCAGCTTACCATTAACGACAGAAAACATTACTGACGTATTGCAGGCTTTGTCAAGCGTACTCTTGTTGAAGTCTGAAGTGTCCCAAAGCTGCATAACTGCTTGCCGTGTGTTCGGGGTGTGCTTAATCAAATCAATAATCTCTTTCAATTGATCAAAGCCGAATTGACGACGCATCCTGTGACCGTAAGGCGCGTTGAACCGCACGCCGTCATCGCTGAACTGACCGATATTTGAATTGAAGTTTTGTAAAAACGCGACATCATTACGACCCGCGAGTATCCAGATGCTTTCCATCAGATGAAAGATTGGGTTCGCATCTCGACCACCGTGAAACAAAACACGCTCAGTCGGGTTAGTTATCTTAGTCAAGACAGGTTCATCAATCCTGTATACCTCACCATTACGGGTTTGATT